GCGATCACAGATGAGGAAAAGAAGAAAGCAGCAGCAAAGGTCAGAGAAAAGCAAGCAGCATTACGAGAGTTTGTAGACACTACAGGAAGGAATAGACAAAGAGATAGAGAGCGTATATAATAAACTACAAGATGCCAGGCGCATCTTGAATACAAAAGGGAGGCCGACAGGATGCTAGACGCATTGAGGCGTAATTGGAATTTGCAATTGTTTGCTGAGGATGATCCTGGAGATCAGTCCTCGAATGAAGGTGAGCAGAAAGAAACGGAACAAAAAGAGCAGTCGGGGCTGGATCCTGAAGCTCTACGCAAGGAACTTGAAGCCGTGCGTAAGGAGGCGGCAAAGTACCGAACCGAGCGCAAGGCTCTTGCTGAAGAGATAGAGGCTCTCAAAAAGAACCTTGGTAAAGCGCTTGGGTTCGAGGATGACAAGGGGAAGGCTGACGTCAATGCAGCTTTGGAGAAGATACAGCAACTGCAGAATGAGATACAAACTGAACGGTCGCAAAACATCTTCAATAAAGCAGCAATTAGTGTAGGAGCTGATATTGAGTTAACATGGGCATTCCTTAAGGGGACAGGAAAGCTTGTTCCTGGGATGACGCAAAAGGAAGTTGAAGATGTACTTAAGGAAACATTAGAAGCTTATCCTAAGCTGAAAGCTGAAGAGACACCTAAAAAGAGCGGTGGAGTTTTTACTCAGCCTAAGGATAAGAGTGGAACAATTGATATGAACACTGCAATCCGAAAGATGGCGAGACGTTAAAAAAGAAAGGAGCGATGTAAATGGCACAAATAGGAACCTCGGGACAGTATTTTACTTCTGAAACAGATGCGCTTCCTCTTATCCCGCAGGAAGTAGCTAATGAAGTAATTAATGGTATAACGGAAGCTTCGGCTACTTTAAGCTTGTTTAGACGACTACCTAATATGAGTTCTAGGACGTTGAGAATGCCTGTACTCAATTCAATGGGTGCAGCTAGCTTTATCGCAGGAACTGTTAATGATGACTTAACGCTTGGGGCCGACGTAGAAGCACCAGATAGCGTAGCCGAAACCACAATTCCTGGGTTAAAGGATACTCACCAGATGGAATGGACGAATGTATACATTCATGCTGAACCGTTGGCAATCATTCTGCCAATCGGTGAGGATTTGCTAGAGGATAGCCAATATCCGATATGGGATGAGATCCGACCGAGAATTGTCGAAGCTTTTGGAATTGCTATTGACAATGCTGTTATATGGGGGCAAGGGAGGCCGACTTCCTGGCCAAGTGGCATAGTACCTACAGCGATAAGCCGTGGCTTCACTGTNACTCAAGGTACTGCTACAGCAGCTCAGGGAGGATTGGGCACTGATGCGTCCAACCTAATGGGGTTGCTTGAGGATGTGGGCTACAATCCCACTGGATGGATCATTGATCCTAAAGCCAAGAGAGAGCTTAGAAACTTGGTAGATGCCAATGGTAGGCCTCTGTTTGTTCCTTCGTTAGCACAGGGAGAACCTAACACCTTTTGGGGNNTGCCGATTGAATATGTGCGCAANGGNACNNTNAGAAGCGCAACGGCNANNTTNATNGTNGGCGATATGAACCAGGCTGTATACAGCATTAGAACTGACATGCGCTTCGACATCTTCAGAGAGGGAGTAATTACCGATAGTACTGGGAAAGTAGTTGCTAACTTGATGCAGAACGATATGGTCGCATTGCGAGTTGTTATGAGGTTGGGGTGGGCAGTGCCTAATCCAATCCATGCTATGGGGCCAGACCGTGACGAAAAATACCCGTTTGCGGTGCTTACTGCTCCAGCAGTTGGACCGTAATGGATATGCGGGGAGAATTTCTCCCCGCTAATATCTTACGTGTAGGTGGGATGTCTCATGGCATATGCCACGCTTTCAGACTTAGCAAGTTATCTAGGTGTTCAGGAGTTCGAGCTAGACAACAATTCGCAACGACTTTTAGATTGCGCTAGCATGTTAATTGACATGTATACACTTGGTAAAATAAATGTAAATAATTATTTGCATATGGAAGCAGCCAAATTAGCTACATGTGCTCAGGTTGAGTTTTGGCAAGCGACAGGAGACCCCTTGGGCGTGCTGTCGATGTTCGGTAGCTTGTCTTTGGGAAGTTTTTCGGCTTCGCTAGGAAGCACACAAAACTCACTATCTAACATGCCGCTTGCACCACGAGCATACCAAGCATTGTTCATGGAGGGTTTACTTTACGCAGGTGTTGATATAAAATGATACCTAAGATGCTACTTATTCATAAGATAGTTGTAAAAGAATATAAAGGCAATGGGCCTTACGGGCCTTTATTCGACGATCCTTATGAAGCACAATGTTACTTTGAAAAGAAACACGAGCTAGTAAGAGACTCGACTGGACAAGAGATCGTATCAAGCGCACGTGCTTTCATGTCTTCTGACTATGAACCACCTCCAAAGAGTGTTATCACTTTTGAGGGTGAAGATTATGAAGTTATCACTTCAGCAAGATTCGATAATCCTCTAGCCCACTCCAAACCACATCACACCGAGGTAACGTTAAAATGAGTACAACTATGAAATGGCACGGCGACGAAGTTATAAAAAAGATCCATGAAGCTCAAGTGAAAGCATTGCGTGACTCTGTCGAGCATCTCTTGACTGAAGCTAACAAAACCAACCCGTACCGTGAAGGCACACTCGAGCGATCAGGCAGCACAGACGTTGACGAAGGAGCAATGCAAGCATCAGTCTATTACGATACACCGTATGCAATCAGAGTGCATGAAGAACCTGGACTTCATTACACTGACCCCAAAGCACGTTGGAAGTGGCTGGAAATGACGGTGAAGGAGCAAACCGACAAGGTGATTGAATACATTAAGAAATGTTTGGAGGATGCTCACAAATGAGCATAATCACAGAAGTTATGCAATACTTAGCTAATAAGGGGATCGTAAGCTATAGCGAGACTGGCGGTGCCAATAATGTCTTCATGGGACGATTGCCAGCTGAACCTTCATCGGCAATTGCGATTAATCCGTCAGGCGGTTACAATGCGTCTATAAAACATGACTACGACTCACCGACATTGCAAATATTAGTTAGGGGCACGGTTGATCCTCGAACAGGATATGAGAAAGCATTACAAATATACGATGCATTACACGGTTTTGGCGGCGATAGATTCGTTGCAGGGGGGCATTGGGTGGTAAAATGTGAAGGGATACAAAGCGAACCTGTTTATCTTGGACAAGACGAAAATGGGCGACATATGTACACATTAAATTTTGCGTTGGAGATCAAGAGACCTTCAACGCATAGAGAATGACAAAAAAGGAGTGATATAAATGGCTTTGACTAAAGTTTTAGCAAGGGATTGGACGTTTGAAGTTGAAGATCCTACTGCAGGTACTTTTGTGCCAGTTGGTGGTATAGAAACTTTCGAATTCGGCGGTGGTAAAACAGATGCTGATACAACTGACTTCAATAGCGATGGTTGGGCAGAGCATATTCCTACATTACGAAGCAGAACACTAACCGTAAATGGGTTTCGTTTAGAGGACGAAGCAACGGGAGAAAGAGATCCTGGACAGGAGCTTATCGACGAGCTTGCCAACAAGACGGGTGCGGAAGGATTAGGAAACTTCAAACTTACTTCGCCAGGCGGGACGTTGTACGAATTCAAGGGCAGCGTTGAACCAGCTGGTTTTGGTGGTGGGCATACTGACGTTACCTCATGGGGTGCAACCATTACCGTATCAGGGAAGGTAGAAATAACTAAAGGAACGGGATTGTAATGAGTAGCAAGTATCGAGACTTCGACGCTTTCTTTGCTGAAGCGCATNAAGANAATATNACGTTCAAGGTGAAGGGTCGTGAATATACTATCCCTCCTTCACCTTCNCTTGGTGCTGTNGTNCGNCTTGACAAGATACGACGCAATAAAGGCATGGATGGAGCATTGTCCGAGCTTGAGCTTGAGCAAATGGGCATCGACGTGCTTGGGAAAGAACAATTCGATCAGATGATTGCAGATGGTGTGAC